AGTAGCTTGTGGCTGCTGAGCATACGTACAGAAAGACGCCAAAATTAAAGCTATCCCTATAATATGTTTAAAAATGTTCATAAAATAAACTTATACTCCTCTTGCTTGTGTACCTTGTTGTACCCTATCTTCATTAACTATCGGCTGTCCTGTAATAGCGGACCATCCTTGAAGAAATATATTAATTTGTGTTTGACTAAGCCCTTGACTAGCTCCTAACAAAGAAGCTATGAATTTTTGGTTAGCCAACTGAAACCTAGAAACATCATCACCAAAAAATAACATCAACGCTACGAATCCCCAAGTATACAAGCGCGAGTATTCATCTGGTATTGGTGTCCAAGTAGCATTAACACTATCTAGTATTGGGGGTTTTTGCTGTATGGTTATAGCTACTGGATAAGACATATCGGGAACGGGCATTAGTCTAAAAGTGACATTACCGTTTCCATCGTCTGATTGTGCAGATATATAATTAGGGGGAGATTGTGCCGAATCTAAACTAAGGCACAGCTTAGAAGGGATTTCTTTCCAATAAGGACTTTGTGTGTTAGGATTTAGTAATTGAATTGATGTAGTTTCAATCCAATCAAAATTGTATGTTGTACTTACGGGAGTATTTATAGACCCTAAATTAGTCCAAACTGCTGATCCATCGGTAGTCGTACTCCCTTTGGTAGCATTAAATGTAGGAATAGTAGAACCTGTGGTCCCGGCTGTGGTAACACTCTGACAGTTTCCATTAGAATCGACTAATACCCAACCTGTAGAAACAGCAAACGTTGCTGTCCAATTAAATATTGTATAGTCTTGCTGCCCCTGTGTTGTTATAAAACCAGTAACTTTACGATTCCATCTCCAAGCAAAGGGTGCTCCTAAAATCGTCTGTAGAACTAAATTGGCACTTGTCATGGCAGGTTCTAAATTATTACCATAGGTTGTGGACCGCTGGAATATAAACCTCTTAGCCCATTGTATTGTATCTTTTAGCTGTATAGTGCTCGAAGAAGCCATGTAATCTCCTAAAACAAAAAACGGGGAATACTCATAAAGAATACTCCCCGTCTTGTAACTTCTAAATTATTTACCAACCACTCCACGGTCCAAAAGGTTGCGCCGGAGTAATTTGATTAATAGCGTATCCAGTATCCATAATGATAGAACTCGGATAAAAGCCGTAATCGTCCATTTCTCTATCAGATTGTCTAACAGCGTGGTCTAGGGCTTCTAACCATATTTGTCGTTCTTGTGGGTAACGCGCTCTAACTTTTGCATCGGGGTTTCTACGATAACATTCTGCGAAGAACCCTTGCTTAAACGCCCATTCAAAATCATCTGGTATAGGATTAAGATACTGCGTAAGGTTAAAGAACCTTGGTGCTCTCATTTGTCCTATAGGCTGAATAAGCCACACTACCCCGTTTTGTGGAGGTATAGGGTTTAATCTAATACCTTGTCCTTTAGGGTTAACTGCTGTCCAGACACATGAGCCGTCTGTTACTGTAGTAGCAGTAGCTAAAGGATTTCTAAACGTAGGGTAAGTAGGAAACTGTGTCCATGCGGGTTGCGTGTTTCCACAAGTTCCATAAGTCGTTAATGCCCATAGATTACCATACTGATCGGCTATACACGTAGAAGCATTAATAGGTGTTGCTAACGTCTGTAAGGGGTTGGTATAAATAACACCCGGACCCGGATTCTGTTGTCCCGTTTGGTTTGGACCTGCTACGGTCGTTTGACCTGAAGGAAACCCTGCTGTTGGGCCTAATGGTGCCGCGCCCCAAGTTCCTGTCATTAATTGGTCATTGGGTAACCAACAAATCTTTCCGCCACCGCTAGTTTGAAAGTTAGTAACTTGTAAGTCTTTTCTAACCTCTAACTGATTCTTAGACTTTGATATACATGTTTGGTTTATATTAACTGCCCATGCACTTTCTAGCCATCCAAGATTTACCAAACCGGGTATGAAATAATCTTGCTGCAAACTAATGGTGGGGAACGGCGGTATATTAAATCTATTCCATTTCCAATTATAAGGCTGTCCAGCCGGACCACCGTTTATCAACGCTTGCATAACGTCGTTAGCAATTGATAGAGCAGGGGCTTGTGATAACCCGCCAGTTGCTAGAGCAGGAGAAACGTCGCCTAACGAGGAAGCATCATTTACTACCTCTTGTAATCTTATAGTAGAGTTGGCCGGAACACTGGCGCTCGGTGTTATAGGAGTTACACTTACATAAATTAAAGCATAAAACTCAACTCCGGTATCAGATGCTACTAGATATAAATTGTTAGCATCATATCTAGTAGATTGAAACCAAACTTGTCCTCCAGTAATATACTCAAAAATAACTGATCCGGGTATTGCACCTAGATTATGAGGTAAGGTGAAATTACCCGGAGCCGTTGTAGTAAAAAAGACTGAAACACTAGAAGGCATATTGTCTCCAAATTATTAACGAAGGGTAACTTGATCCATCATTTCACGGAAATACTCACCATTATCAGACCATTTAAACTGACCAGAACTACTAGTATGATTTCTAGTAGGAAACGCACAAGCTGTTTTATACTCTATAAAAGCTTCTATATAAACTTCTTCGGTCTTATAGCGAGGTGTACCATCATAGTTCCTAGCATCTCGAATAGGTGGTTTCCAAGTTTTCCCACAACGTAGACACCGCACCCATGTATCGCCATTACTCATAATATGTTTAAGAACAGCATATTGAGGGTCTTGTCCTTGTCCATAAACAACGCCCTGAGCGCCGTCACCGCCTTTGTGGTGGTTACATCGAGCCTGTACAGCCTTGTCTGTGTCTGCTAGCTGCCGTAATGTGTGCCCGTTGATAATACTACGAGATTGCTTTGTTTCACGTTTTAATTGACGCTCTGCTAGTCGCTCCTGAATATCTTGAAGATTGGCCTCTTGTTCCAATAAACGAAGTCTAGCCGATTTTAACTCAAGCTCTTTAGCTTCAACTTCTAAAGCAGCTAACTTATTTTTATTTGTATCTACTTCTTGAGTCTTATGTAACACACCTGTTATATTTGAAGACTCTTCACCGCTTAAACCTTTACTCACTAATTATCTCCTCCTGATTTTTAATTATTCACTTAGCTTGCCACCCGCATTTCTAAACATGTGTAATGTGTAATTATATCTATCGAACTGCTCTGTATACTTTGGGTAGCCAAATAGCTTATTAGCGTCATCCTCAGAGATAATACCTTTTAGTATGATCTGCAAAAGACATGTACGCCAACCTCTGCGCCTTTCTGCTAAAGGAATACCTTGAGCATCGAAGTTCATGATAGATAACTCAGGCATTGGGCCTACTTGTACCCAACAAGCAACTTCAGGCTCTCCTAGTCCGTTTTTAGAAACCCATAATACAGCCTTATCGTGATGTGGGTGCTGCTTATAGAAACAAACTATTCCATGCTTTCGGAGTCTACGAATAAACTCTGCATGGTCAATTACTGTTCCCGTTCTAGCTTCCACGTTTTCATATTCTTCTGGTGTTAGCCACTGATACTCTTTGGCAGATTCTTGATTAGCCTCTTGTAGTCTGCATAATTCCTCTTGAGTCTGTGAGCTAATCGGGGCATCTGTGTAATGTTTTTGGGAGTATTCTTCAACTTGTGCTGCTAATTCGGGAGACATGTTATCGCCCATTTCAGCCGCATAGCTCATCCAAGGTGGCGTTTCCTCTAATCGAGTACCTTGTAAACTTTGTATTTCTTGTGCTGTTGGCACCTTTAGTCTCCTCACTAATAATGCTTCTGCTATATAAAAACGTTTAGCTAATGAACGTTACCTATTATATAGCAGTGTAACTAAGCGCATGGCCGTGCTAACTAGTTACTAAAACTAATAGTAGTCTATATCCGGTAATCCACCATATTTTGACATATATTAGTATAAAACTTTTTAAATCAATCGGACTCTAGCGCAGGAATGTGGGTTGAAATTCGTCTATAGACTGCTAAAGCTCTAAGACATTCCTCGACTACCATTTGGTAATCCGATGGACTGCAATCAAACTCACCACGCATCCAAAGTTCCCTAAACGCAGCTTCCGCTTGTGGGTCAGTATCTAATAGAGCCTCAAACAATTCATGTGAGTGCTCTTTTTCTTCTTTGCGAAGGCGGCGTAGCTGTTTAACCAGACTACGCTGCGCTCGATTTTGGTGTCTAAGAACGCTTACAAGCGCGTCCTCATCTGTGTTATCTTCGTATTGTGACATTGCGCGTCTCCTCTTTCGCTCAACTATTTAATTACGGAAGCACCTGCACATCAACAGATTTATAGATTTTGTTAATTGGAAGACCGTTCATAATGTTACCACTAGAAACAATATCACCAATTGTGTTATTAAACGTTGGATACGAAACCTCAATCTCAATACCACCAGCCGCAACACCTGTAATAAGTCCTGTAGCGGACACCGTAGCCACATGCTGTGAAGTACCAGATGGGATATAAGTATTTCCACTAAGAGTCTTAGACCCGTATGCAACATAAGTAAGAGCAGTTGTTTCTTGCTGTGTAGCGGTAGCAGCGTGTGTCTCCGCAACGCCGTTAGGGTTGGTAAGAGTCAACGTAGTCGTATTAGATGCTGTACACTGGAAAGTACCGTTGTTAGAAGCATTGGTAGCGAAACCAGTAACCGTGAACGTAAAACCAGCAAAAGCGTTTGATCCGCCACCTGTAATTGTACCCGTATACACCGTCACACTAGCCTGATCCTGAGCAGTAGCAGCATGTGTCTCTGCGATTGCAGCAATGTTGTTAAGCGTAAGTGTAGTAGTCGTACTAGCTGTACACTGGAAAGTACCGTTGTTAGAAGCATTGGTAGCGAAACCAGCCACAACAAAAGTAGCACCCGCGTAAGCATTTGAACCACCACCTGTAATCGTACCCGTATACACCGCAACACCAGCAGCCGAAGTAGCAACAGCACTGAGAGTAAGGTCGGCAGGAGACGAAGCATTAGCAGCAGCGGTAAGCGTAAACGCTGTACCAGCAATTTGCTCCGCACCTGAAACATCCTGAATCTGTGTCTCTAGCTGAAACGTAGTAGGCCAAGTATTAGCGGATAAAGATAAAGTTACGGCTGGATTCTTTGTAGTACCCCCATTGCCCGTAACAACAAGTTTGGTAGGTGTACCTAAACCTGTAGTTGCTTGATAAGCCATTTTATTTTCTCCTTATTAAAAGCCCAAAGGAACGATTCGAGCCTTGATATTATATGCAAGGGCAGTACCACTACCCGCAGCATAACTAGTAGTTGCAATAACAATATTAGTAGACACAGCAGGGTTAATCACAAGGGTTGCTTGTGAAACTGTAGTATTAGCACTAACAGAACCAACTGAGGCTACTGTCTGTGTAATGCTTGCACTTGTGTCCCTATCTGTGTAAGTAACTGTCACAGCAGGTAATGTAGCACCTGTAGGTGTGTTACTAGCTGTCTCATACAATGTTACTAACCACTGTCCAGCAGCGTTAGAAGGAACAGCGTATGTTAAAACATTAGCAACGTTAGCAGTTTGTGCTAGTAACGCTATATTAGCAACCGCAATATTAGCAGGAACCCATCCTGAGCTAGAACCGGACCCCAAATTTACCTTTAGATTGCCTGTAGATGTGTCAACACCTAGAGCAGGAGCTAAAGAAGGGGAAGCCTGTGCTGTCAAAGTAGGTTCAGCATGAAAAACTGAATTAAAACTCATTTTGTTTTCTCCGTATTTATTTCTTGACTTTTGATGCTTCTTGTGTTATACTGATTAAAGTATGAATAAACTAAACCTATTAACACAACGATTTACCAATTGTGTTGTTACAGAATTTGATCGCATAGATAACAACGGTAACTATGAACCAAACAATGTAAGATGGTCTAACCCTATTGAACAAAAAGCAAACCAGCGTAATAGACGCTGGCATAAAAAACCAGCATAAGAGGGTTTTTATACCCCCTTATGTTCTTAATCAAGAAATGGCCGATGCAGCGTCTATTTCCCGAATACGAATTGTAGTATCAGGGCCGAGCGACGTTGTGAAATGAACTCTATCAAACTGTTACAGTATCTTTTAGTTCTTTTGCTAGACTATAAACTTCTTCTAGTCTATTTAAAACCACCTGTTCTGGAAGTGGTTTACCGTATGCACGAAACATACTAGCAGTCATCCAAGCATTCAGATTAAAATTTGATTTGCTTGTCTGACAAGATAAAAATCTATTTTCTTCATTGGTAGAACAACAAGGAACAAGGTTACCCGGAATATGTCCTATAGAGGAGTCTATTCTATCTAATCCCCATACTTTACCGTTTTTAGGTTTTATGCCACAATACGCACACACCCTCGGATCGCCATTACTATCGAGATAATAATGAATCGCTTCTGTAGGGTTATTAAAACCAAATATACGTTTCTCAAGTTTATCGGTCCACTGCATACCTAAGTATCTTTTTCTAATACTTTTGTAGTATCCATTAGACACACTTTTAGCTTGATTTGTAAAAGCCATTCCCGGTCTTTTGTAGCTCACCAACAGTCCGGTTTTTCTCCATTCTGCGGCCCAATCTTGGATTGTTCCTATACACACGCCAGTCCTAGTAGAAATTTCTTTCTGACTTCTTTGTGCTTGTAATAATTCAAGAACCTTTTCTTTTGTGTTTTTATCTATTGCTTTCATGTTTATACATACCTTGGGAGATACTGGATTGAATATTTCTATCAATCTCTTATGGTTGTTATTCCCATAAGATCGGACTATCGCTTCAACCTTTTAGGTTGTCTTCTTATTTAGTCTCTCACGGTGAAAAGCTTTGTCAAGTCTTTTCTTCCGCCTTGTTGTCATTTCAGATTTCAAGTCAATTAAAGAAGATTACTGATATCCTTTTTCAAGGGTCAGCCCATAGTACCTATAATAATTATAGGTTATTGTTTAGGAAGTCCACCCCGGAATTAAACCTTCAGGATCAGCGACCGTTGGCTCAACATTTTGCATAATGTTGCATTTTATATTGCGCCATTCTCCATCACCAAAACCCGTATCACCCTGAGCACCAAGCTTAATGCTAAAGATGCCGTCACGACCAAAAATGTAAGTTCGCAGAGCGGTTAAGCCTGTAACGCCCTTATAATTAGTAGTCTGAGTGACCTGATTTGTCTGGAAGAAATGAACACCAGAGCTAGGAAGTTCGATCATCTCTGTTAAATCAGTAGAGATTAAATCTTCCATACGAGCAAGGCCCACTGGAGTGTGCTTCAAAATGTCGATAGGAGCATCGTTGCTAGTATCAGCAAGAACATCACCTAATGCAAAAGGATGAATCACACCAATAAAGGACTTACTGGACTCATCGAACGGACGAACCGAACGACCAGCAAGACTCTGGACAGAATTACGAATCTGAGTTAAACTCAGGGTTGTGAAAGAACTAGTAGAAGTTGCGCCAAGCTGTGTTAAAACGCTAGAATCAACAGCGTTTGCACCATCAGCAGTAGCACGAACTAATGCGCTAAGCGACTCACCAAGACGATAAGCAAGTTCACGCGCAACATTTTCAACAGTCGAGTCTATGGCTGTAGCCAGAGACAAACTAGAGAAGTTAGCATAATCAGCATATTCTCCGATTGTTGATGTGTTATTAAGAACGTTAACAGCAATGCCACTACCAACTGTACCCTCGGTAGTCTGAGCAGTATTAGCGGCGAAAGGCACGTACATGAACATTTCATACTGGTTACCCGACTTCGTAGGAAGGTCGAGGCGTTCCGAGCACGCAATGAAAGGTGTTTGTATTATTGTTTAGGCTATCT